GATATACCCCGTGAAGGTGTGTATAAACCTAATAATGTAGTTATTGGAACGGATTTGAATAACAAAGAGATTGGTATAAACCCTAATTTTGTAAAAACCCCTGAAGAAGAAAATAGTTTATACAAAGAGGGAGTTTATACAAAACCGATTGTTAATCAAAACGACTCCACTGGAACGGAAGAAGGTTTAAACACACAGTCCTCTGGGTATATAGAAGAAATGAACAAATTCTGGGAAAATTAATTAATGGATAGAAAAAGTATAGATGTGGTTATTTATCAAGTTCCGAAATTTGAAGATAGCCCGATAGCTACCGTGCGATTTACAGAATATGATGGACACGGTAGAGCAGTAAAAGTTAACGAAGTTGATTATTGGGATAAAGAATATTTTCATAGTCAAGTATTAGAGGCCGTTGGTTGTGGACTTGATGTTGCAATTTGTACACAAGAAAACATACGAATACTTCAAAAAAAGTTAAATAGTTGGATTAATTAAACTACTGTGCTACAGTAACAAAACATATTCATAGGTTCTTCCATGACCTCAACAATTACTAAACAAGAATATTCTGTTTATTACGGAATAAAAGAATTAAAAAGATTACAGACAGCACATAGTCTGGCTTTTGATACAGAAACCTTACAACTACAACCAGAAGAGGGCAAACTAAGACTTATTCAGTTGGGTTGTTATTCATCACGAACCATAGTGGTGATTGATTGCTTTGAACTAGAGCGAAGTGATTGGAACTATTTAGAAGAATTTTTCAGTAGTACCAATAGATTTTGGTTAGCTCACAATGCTGTATTTGATATAGCTTGGCTACAGGAACAAGGCATACATATAAATGGTTTTGTTAGGTGTAGCATGATCGCCAGCAGACTACTTACCAATGGTATTCCACAGACTAAACACGGTCTGGATGCACTAGCTAAAAGACAGCTAAATGTAGAAGTATCTAAAGAACAACAGAAATCTAATTGGGGTTTAGAAACACTATCTAAAGAACAGTTAACTTATGCTGCCAAAGATATTGAAATACTACTTGAGCTAGACAATGTACTAGATCAGAAGATAAGACTAGGAAGATTAGAAAAAGCGTATGCACTTGAATGTCGGGCACTTCCAGCTATGGCTCAGATGTGGAGGATAGGGCTACCCTGGAATAGAGAAGAACTAGAGCAGTGTCGTACAGATTATGAGGATGACATTAAAGAACTGGGTAATGAATTTATCAGAGAACTTGATAATGACTTACCAGTTGGAAAAAAGTTACCTAGAAATGAAGATGGTACAGTTAATCTTCGTGCGAAAGACCAAGGTTCAGTAAGGTTAGGTACTAAACAGTATGCAGGATTCAATATAAAAAGCTCTAAACAACTATTAGAAAAACTTGAATTAGTTCTTGGTTACACTCCAGTGAATAAAGATGGTAAGCCTAGCGTTGCTAAAGATGCTTTGAAGAGTTGTGCTGCCGATTCTCCTACGATCCAAACACTTATGACTTGGAAACGTAGAGAAAAGCGTAGACAAATGATTGAGAGTATCTTAGATAAAATGTCCACTGATGGATATGTAAGAGCTTCATATATGCAGTTGGGTGCAGATACAGGAAGAATGTCCAGTATCAAGCCTAATAATCAGCAGATTCCTAGAGATTCTGAGTTTAGACAATGTGTACAAGCTCCTGAAGGTTGGAAAATAGTTGATGCTGACTTTTCACAGATGGAATTACGGTTGGCTGCTGCACTGGCTAATGATAAAAATATGATTGCTGCCTTTAAACGTGGTGATGATTTACATGATTACACCGCACAGCAGATGGGTTGCGATAGACAGATAGCCAAGTCAGCAAACTTTGGTCTGTTGTATGGTGCAGGAGCAGAAGGTTTGCGTAACTACGCTGGTAGTAGTGGTGTGATTATGTCATCAGATGAAGCTGCCAAGGTTCGAGACAACTGGCTCAATACATACAGTGGTATCAAAAGTTGGCAACAGGAGATGAATTATCTGGTACGTTCCACAGAGGGAGATGAGTGGCCTGAGACTAGGATTCCTGTTTCTAATATGCGTAGGTTTCTTAAAGGTGATCTTAACCGTGTAACTGTTAGATGTAACACACCCATACAAGGTGCTGGTGCAGCGATACTTAAATGTGCGTTGGGTAATTTATGGACACAGGTTAAGGAAGCTGGTGAGGATAAAGTAAGGATTGCAGCAGCCGTTCACGATGAATTGCTTCTTTTAGTTAAGGAAGATATTGCAGATGAGTGGGCTCAAATTCTTAAAACTACAATGGAAAAAGCTGAAGCAAAATGGTTAGGTGAGATCCCTGCACTAGCTGAAGTATCTATTGGCGATAAATGGAGTGAAGTTCATTGACCAGACAAGACCGTATAGATGCAGCCCAAAAACGCATCTTAGAATTGAAAACCTTAATCAAACACTGGACTAAAAAACAATGATTGGTATTTGTAAAAATGAAAACGGATGGTATATCTCCAAGCACAATAAACAGCTTGGAGTACAATACTACAAAACACTTATTGATGTAATGCCTGTAGCTTATGCAGAAGAATATAAGAGTAGACCTGATGAAGGATCTCTACAAAGAGATTCCGAAGGCAACTACTAAAGATATAGCTAGTATTATTGACTTTTTAAAACGAGCCAGAGAAGTCCGTACTGGTAAGTCTAAAAATAGGCGAGATGCCAGAAAAAAGTATGTGGAAAAGCAACTTGATAAAGCCGATTTGCCTTTTTGGTGGTAGAGTAGTACAAGAACAACATTGTAAATGGCTCTAAGACACGGAAACAAAAGTTATTATCAGGTTCTAATCGACCCAAATAGAGCTGAACTTATCGAAAAGTCAGCCGAAAAGAAAGGTATAAAAGGTACTGCCTGGGTTAGAGAGGTAGCTTATGAAGCTTTGGAACGTGAATTTCCTAGTTCTGAATATAAAATTGCTGAAGCTAAAGACGAATTGATGTGGCGAGAATCGGTTCAAAGGAGAATTGATGGTCGTAAACCCAGTGCAAATAAGTGACACAAAAGTATTTAGTAGGCCAACGATTTGAAGTTGGTGACAGAGTTACACGAAAAACTATATTTTCTGGGACCGAAGATTTTGTAAAAAGATACGGGATGGTAAAAGAAGTTTTACTTAAAGAAAATAGGAAAGGTACAGCAACTTATTATTATCAGATTCTCTGGAACGATAGTAAATCAAGTGAACACGCACAACACACGTTAGTAAGAGCAATTTCTTAGCTACTTAGTGTACTTTTTTGTTACTGTTCTATATTTCCAATGCAGTTGAAGTTGCTCGATCCACCATATGACTCTATGTACTCCTGTATGTTTTCGTGTAGGTGTTTTTATAGCAGATAATCTTGACTCTAGTTCTATTACACGCATCATTGCAGTAGATAGCACAGCTTCAGCCCTTGCATGATTTTTCATTAGATCAATACAAAAGGCTTTTATTTGTTCTATATCTTCGCAAGCCCAAACTTCTCTGCATCTCATTTCGACTGCCAATTCTGTTTCGGGAGGCAGTTTACTACCAATCATTTTCATAAACCCATCGTCTTTCATCGTGGTAAAGATGATACAGGTCTACCTGGGAATAACTGTTGTTCTAAAAAATCTACTGCTTGATCATCAAGATCATTAGAGGTTTGCTTGCAAATGGCTCGTAACAAATCCACAACTAACTGCTTGCAAGCTGACGTAGAGAGAAATTTTAGTAACAGAGGCTTTAAAAACTTTAGCATTTGTGTATGTTATCTATCCCAAACATACCAAAGATTATCGGTTTTGGCCTTCTAATCTGCTAACCGCTTGCGATAACTGGTTTAATCTGTTGTAAATATCTATTATGGTACGTTCTCTACGATTACTCATGTTTGACAAAACCATAACAAATGCGGTAGCTCCTGCTCCTAGTAAAGCTGCCTGTACTTCTGTCATTTGCTTAAATTCCTAATTATGTCTAGTATGACTAATAAATCCTAGTTATGACAGAAGAAGTCAAAAAAGGCCCACTCAAAAAACTCAAAGAAACTATTGAGGATAAAGAGGAGCAACTTGCCTTTATCTCAGTTGTAGTAAGACTTGTTGTAGTCGGGTGGTCTGGTTTTATCGTCAGCCTAAACTACATCTCTATCCCAGGTTATACAAACGAGCCAAAGGATATAACTTTTCCTGCATCGCTTCTGACGGGAGCCCTAGCCAGCTTCGGTTTGGAGGGTGCGAAGAAAAGAGGTGATGGTACGTTTAAACCTGATGAAAAACCACTAAACAAAAAAGAAGTTGAAGCGTTACTAGCACAACAGTCGGGTGGTTATCAAACAGTTAGAAT